GAAATGCAAAACCAAGTCCCATCAGTTGAATCCGGTCGGTCACACCGCCGGAACATTCGAGACGGTGCCACGCGCATCGCCATCGATGAAAACGAGCTCGCCACCCGCTGGGGGCTCTCCGTCAAAACTCTGCGCCGCTGGCGGCAAGAGTCCTTGGGCCCAGTCTTCTGCAAGCTGGGAGCCCGTGTCACCTACCTGATCTCCGAAGTCGAAGCCTTCGAGCGACGCGTTTCGCGCTACTCGACCTTCGCTCGGGCATACCAGTAAGGGGGCGGCCATGAGCGATCTGACCGTATTCCCCGCTGATCTCGCCGAAATGTCGGTGAGCCAACTGGCCAACCTGCCGCCTGCCCAGCTGGCTGAAGCTGACGCCAACCTCGATCATCTGATCGATTGGGCCAAGAAAACGCGCACCAAACTTGATGCCGCGTTGGATCAACGTTTCGGCGACCAAGGCCGCACCGCACTGCGCGACTCCGGTCGTGACTTCGGCACAGCCCACATCAGCGATGGCCCGCTGCACATCAAGTTTGAGCAGCCCAAGAAGGTCAGCTGGAACCAGAAGCAGTTGGCCGAGATTGCCGAACGAATTGTGTCCTCCGGCGAGAAGGTCGAAGGCTACATCGACGTCAAGCTGGCCGTATCCGAGTCGCGGTACACCAACTGGCCTCCGGCGCTGCAGCAGCAGTTCGCTGCCGCGCGCACGGTCGAACCCGGCAAGCCCTCGTTCACGCTGACCATCGAGGGGGACGCACCATGAAAAAGCTCCCCATCGTGTCCGCTGTCGAACGCATGGCCGAACGCAAGGGCGTCAAGCTCCTGCTGCTGGGCAAATCCGGTATCGGCAAAACCACCCGCCTCAAAGACCTCGACCCCGCCACCACGCTGTTTCTCGACATCGAGGCGGGCGATCTGTCCGTGGCGGATTGGCCGGGCGACACCATCCGTCCGGCGTCCTGGCCGGAGAGCCGCGACTTCTTCGTGTTCCTCGCAGGCCCGGACAAGTCCTTGCCAGCCGAGAGCGCGTTTTCGCAGGCGCATTACGACCACGTCATCGAGAAGTTTGGCGATGCCACGCAACTGGATCGTTACCAGACCTTCTTCCTGGATTCGATCACGCAGTTGTCGCGCCAGTGCTTCGCGTGGTGCAAGGCCCAACCGGGTGCGGTCAGCGACCGTTCCGGCAAGCCCGATCTGCGCGCGGCCTACGGACTGCTCGGGCAGGAAATGATTGGTGCCTTGACCCACCTGCAACACGCCCGGGGCAAGAACGTGATCTTCGTGGCGATCCTCGACGAACGCTTGGATGACTTCAATCGGAAGGTGTTCGTGCCGCAGATCGAGGGCAGCAAAACCAGCCTTGAGCTGCCCGGGATCGTCGACGAGGTCGTGACGCTGGCCGAGCTCAAGGCCGATGACGGCAGTTCGTATCGCGCCTTCGTCACCCACACCGTCAATCCCTACGGTTTCCCCGCCAAAGACCGCAGCGGTCGCCTCGACGTGCTGGAGCCGCCGCATCTCGGCGCGCTGATCGCCAAGTGCGCCAGCAGCGCTTCCACGTCCGGCACCACCGCCCAAACCCATACCGAATCCAAGGAGTAATCGCAATGACCGCCAATGCATGGAATGACTTTAATGACGCCGACTCGCAGCAGTCCGGTTTCGACCTGATCCCCAAGGGCACCGTCGTGCCAGTGCGCATGACCATCAAACCCGGTGGTTACGACGATCCCGAACAAGGCTGGGGCGGCGGCTACGCCACCGAATCCTTCGACACCGGTTCGATCTACCTCTCTGCCGAATTTGTGGTCACCGACGGTGAGCATGTCAAACGCAAGATGTGGAGCAACATCGGCCTGCTGTCCAAGAAGGGGCCGACCTGGGGCCAGATGGGACGCAGCTTCATCCGCGCTGCGCTCAATAGTGCCCGCAATATCCATCCGCAGGACAACACACCGCAGGCCGCCGCCGCACGCCGCATCCAGGGCTTTCACGAACTGGATGGGATCGAAATCATCGTTCGCGTTGATATCGAAAAGGACGCGAAGGGTGCGGATCGCAATGTGGTCAAGGTGGCGGTCGAGCCTGACCACGCCGACTACGCCAAGTTGAAGGGTGTCGCGGCCAAGGCCAACACCGGCGGTGGCAACTCTGGCGCTCCCGCACAGGCGGCACCTGTTTATCAGGCTCCCGCTGCTGCTCCACAACGCGCACCCGTGACGGGCAAACCGTCATGGGCGCAGTGAGGAGGATGGCCATGAACACATCCATTCTCACTGCCAGCCACTACGGCGTCGTGCATTTCGGCGATCTGGAATGCGAAGCGGTTGTCCTCAAGGGCGGCGAACGCGGCTACGTGCGCCGCC